AGTCCGATGGAATTAGAGGAATTTACGAATCGAGTAACGGCTATGTCAGAGGAACAGATGCAGATTGCGGTGCAGATTTTGCCCGACACGATGCTTTGGAATGAGCTGATAAGACGTTATTACGATGACAAAGACGGATTAGAAAGAGTTAAGGAAGCACTCACGCTACCAACACAAGCACTTCCTTAAGGGGATTTCCTATCTATCCGTAACTTTATTGTATCACATGAAGGGAGATTAAACAAATGACAGACATAGAGAAGTTGGAAATAAAGAAACATGTAGAGAAGATGATGATGTTACAAACACAGATGCGTTTTGTAGACGAGATATCACCAGTTGAATTTTGTCTTGGACTTATAGGACAAACAATACAGATGCATAGTAACAAGGATTTTGAGAAAGTCAGAGAATCTTTTGAGATTTCTGCGGATAGTGTCACAAAGACGTGGAGTGGTGAATTGTTCCATAAGGACTTTAAGATTGGACACGGCTTTGAAGTATCGGTTGTTCTTGACAACCGTGAAGAAGGCTATGAGGTGAATGAAGATGATGACGAATGAACCTTGGGAAGATGAGGAACGCAGGCAGCAAGCATTAGAAGCAAGACAGTCTATGTTTCCGGTATGTATAGAGTGTGGTCGAAGTCTTATGAACTGCGAAACAATAATCAGAATAGACAAGGCTTATTACTGCGATCAGTGCGCAGACATTCTAACTAATAGCGAGATGAGAGAAGCAGAAGGACTTGATTAAGGAAGGAGTAAGAAAACATGGGTTTACCAGTATTGATTTTGGGTGAGTCAGGAAGTGGCAAGACTTATTCCATTAAGAATTTTGACACAAAGGAAGTCGGAATATTCAGCGTAGAGAAAGCTTATCTACCGTTCAAAAAAGACTTCAAGGTTATGAAGAGAGCAGGCTATCAACAGATAGCAGATGTATTCAAGGAGCCGAAGCTTAAGACATACATTATTGACGATAGCCAGTACCTATTAGTCAATGAGATGTTTGATAAGGCAAAGGAATCCGGATATGGCAAATTTACAGACATTGCCTTACATTTCAGAAATCTTATTCACTTTATCAATAGCAAGCTGCCGGATGATGTGATCGTATATTTCCTTCACCATACGGAGATTGATACCAACACCGGCAAGACAAAGGCTAAGACAGTGGGAAAGATGCTTGATAATCAGCTTACCATTGAGGGATGTTTTAATATTGTACTTCTTTGTAGTGCAGAAGGAACGGAACATTTCTTTATAACACAGTCAGACGGATATACAACGGCCAAGAGTCCGGAAGATATGTTTGATATCAGAATACCCAACGACCTCAAGGCAGTTGATACCAAGATTAGAGAGTATTACGGCATATGAAGAAGTTAGGAAGTGACGACTGCAAGATATGCAACACATTCAACGAATACTTTGAGCATCTTAATAAGTCAGGTATGGAACAAGGTGTGACCGGTATAGAGGATGAAGATAAGTTATTCATTCTAAATGTTGCCCTTGCAATGACACTTACAATATCACAACACAATGAGTCTACGGATGTAGAAGATTATTTTGCATAAAGGAGGATTAAATTATGCAGCAATTCAAAGGTTACGATGAGGCAAAGCAGAACGCACAAGCAGCAGGCGGCAGTGGTAAGTTACCAAAGGGTGCTTATGTATGTAAGATTTTAGGCGTTAAGGCCACTGAAGCGACAGATAACAAGAGTGGATTTATACAGATCCAGTTTGATATCGCAGAGGGAGAATACAAGGGATTCTTCAAGAAACAGTATGACGAGAACACAAGGGAAGATAAGAAGTACAAGGGTAAGGCTACGATTTATCTGCCCAAGGATGACGGAACAGAGCAGGACGGATGGACAAAGACTGCCTTTGCTAGATGGACTAATGCTTTTGAGGAAAGCAACAACGGATATACATGGGACTGGGACGAAAAGAAGTGGAAAGATAAGTTAATCGGAATTGTTTTCGGTGAAACTGGTTCCAACATCAACGGTAAGGATATTGTCTATGTAGAAGCACATTATCCGATTGCGACTTCAAAGATTGCAGATATATCGCCTGATTCTATTAAGTTTAAGAAGAAGAAGGGATATGGCGAAGGATCTAATCAGGCAAGCGGTAATGATGGATTTATGAATATCCCTGATATTGATGATAATGAGTTTCCGTTTAACTAAGGAGTAGTGAGTTATGCATCCGGCAGAGATTGAAGCATGTATAGAATCAATGATTATTTTGTGTGATTCAAGAGAGCAGCCAACCGAAGAGTTTAAGAAAAGGTGTCAAGCTTTTGGTTGCGACTATGAACGTCAGCATCTTGACTACGGCGATTATACTTATAACTTCATATTACCTAATGGAGAATTGGCCTATAAATCGAATGAAGCTATAAAAGGTGCGGTCGTTATAGAACGCAAGATGTCACTTGAGGAACTATCAGGCAATCTCTGCCAAGAGTATGACCGGTTCCGTAGAGAATTTGACAGAGCGAATGAGAACGGATCAAGAGTTTATCTGTTAGTACAAGAAGCGACTTGGGAAAAGATAATCAATCACAGATATCAGACGCAATTCAACGAGAAAGCATATCTGCATAGATTATTAGGATTGTGTTCAAGATATGGAGCAATACCTATATTTATGCAAAAGGAACTATCAGGGCGAATGATCCGAGAGATTCTTGAAAAGGAACTACGTACTAGGTTAGAGAATGGTGATTATGACGACCAAAGAGATAAAACAGAATGTGACAATGCCGGAAGTAATGAAGAGTTACGGAATAAAGATTCAGAATAATATGTGTTCCTGCCCATTTCACGGCCAAGATAGGCACCCAAGTATGAAAGTATTTAGAGATGGTGCTAATTGTTTCACTTGTGGATGGAACGGAGATATATTTGCTTTCGTAATGCAGATAGACGGTGTTGATTTCAAAACTGCATTTAAGAAACTAGGCGGTAGTTATGCCATGTATAACGGCGAGAGAGAACGTAGGCAAGCAAACATTCGACTACAATCTCAAAAGGCGAAAATCGAGCAAAAAAAGCGGTATAACGAGAGCCTAAAAGAAGAGTTATCAAAGGCAATTACAATATGCCGGAGAGCCACAGAGATATATGAGCCATTGTCTGACGGATGGACGGATGCAAAAAACAAACTTCAATACCTACTTTATTTGTGGGAATTGAAATACACAGATCAGCAGGAGATAGACGATTTCAATGTATATAGAGAATGTAGACAAGTTAAGCAACGATTCCTTTAATGAGAGGGAATTATACGAAGAGCTATTAGCCATTGAAAGTGATCTTGATAGACAGTTGACGGTCAATAAAGTAAGAATCAAAGCAAAGCAACTAGGACTTGCAAGCGTATTTGATACAAACTGGTTAGGCGCACAAAGGGAATATGCGAAGTATCAGAAGATGGAACTTGCCGAAACGGACACTATTTTCTCCAAGGCAATTACAGACTTTCCTACTAGAGATACGGCAACACAATTCCAGTGTGGTGAGTGGATAGCAGATAAGGACGGAGTAAGAGTCAGAACAGACAAAGGCGGTACTACAATAGTTTGCCCACATCCGATTTATCCCACAAAAGTATTGCGCAACGCTGAAACCGGTAAGTACAAGGTCGAGATTGAATTTAAGGTGCGTGGTGAGTTGCGACACATATACGTCAATCGTGAAGTGTTGGCTAGTCCTAGCAAGATTCTTAAACTTGCGGATGATTCAGTACAAGTAACGGCATTATCCGCACCATATCTTGTTAAGTATTTATCCGATATTGAAAGCCTTAATCCCGATTTAGTGCAGGAATATGTTTCAACTAGCCGACTGGGATGGACTGATTATATCGACAAAGAAAACGGCAACAGACTTACAAAGAGATTCTTGCCATATCAGCAGGAAATTATATTTGACAATGAGTTAAGTATGAAGAGCTTGTTTGATTCTATAAGGCAGCAGGGTGACAGAGATAAGTGGTACGACACAATAATCAAAGAACGTCAGAGAAATAACCCTGAATTGAATGTAAACCTGGCTGCGTCATTCGCTTCAGTTTTAGTGGAACCGTGCGGAGCATTACCGTTTATCGTGAGCTTATGGGGCGGCACTGGAATAGGTAAGACAGTGATACTTAAGATTTGTACTTCTGTATGGGCAGATCCCGGCGAAGGTAAATACATTACAGATGCCAAGGCAACTAATACGGCTATGGAGATTAGATTGAATATTCTTAATAGCCTGCCTATGACACTTGATGATATGGCACAGATTAAGAATCAGTACGATGAGGATTTTTCTGAATTGATATACAGATGGTGCGCCGGTAAAGGCCGTGACCGTTCTAACAAAGAACTAGGACTTAATAAGCTTACTAATTGGCGTAACTGTACTATCACAAATGGTGAGCGTTCAATGGTGGATGAGTCAACACAAGGCGGTGCAGTAAACCGAGTGATTGATATTGAGGCTTCAGGTGAACGTATTTATGACGGTAAGAGTGGCAACAGAATAACAAAGTGTATTGAAAAGAACTTTGGATTTGCCGGAGAAGAGTTTATCGACTTAATCAACGAGATAGGATTTGACAAGGTTAATGAGGTATACGACACACAATACAAGCGCATCATAGATAACGCACAAACAAAGGGTGTTGAGAAGGAAGATAAACAAGTGGTGCCGATGGCCTTGATTTTAACTGCAGACTTCTTAACAGAGAAGTACATATTCAAAGATGGCGTGACTCTTGACCTTGATACTTGTGTTGACTACCTGAAAAACAAGGGTGATGTATCAGAGCATGAACGTGCTTATGAATATCTTATGAATGTGATAGCAGCTAACCGCTTCAGGTTTGCGGATAACAGTAGTGAAACTACAACAGATAACATTGAGCAATGGGGATTTTGGAAGGGATCGGACGTTATTGCTATCAATGGTAATAGGTTTGACCGTATTTTATCAGAGGGTAATTTCCAAAGTAGAGCATTTTTATCATGGTGCAAAAAGAAAAATCTGATTGAAGTTGACTCAAAAGGCAAACACAAAAAGACGGTTAAGTGTAACGGTCAATGTTTCAGGGCAGTGGTAATAAGAACTGATTATGGTACTGAAAGTACCGAAAATACTGACTTTGTAGAGGCTGATGACCTTGAATTACCATTCGACTAGGTTACACGGTTACACCAGTTACACGCCAAAATAATAAAAATATAGAGCGCAGGGGGATATATATATACCCTAACTCTCTATATAGGAGTTTTTCAAAAAAGGTGTAACTGTGTAACCGAAACCCTGCACACCGCATAAACACTGGACGGAAAGCGGTTACACCTATTTCAAAAAAGGTGTAACTAGGTGTAACCGGAAAGGAAAGAGGAAAAGATGAACAATATATCGTATCAGATCAAGTCGAGTATAAACGGAGATGAATATTATAGTCCACAAAATGTAGTGGATATGATTGTTCCGTACATAATGAGGGGGGGGTATAAGGTTATATGGTGCCCTTTTGATAAAGCAGAAAGTAACTTTGTAAAGACCTTCCAAGAAAAAGGACTTCAAGTAAATTACGGACATATAGAAACCGGACAAGATTTCTTTGAATATCAGGAACCGCAGGGAGATATTATCGTATCTAACCCACCATTTAGCAAAAGAGATGCAATATTTCAAAGATTATATGAATGGAATATTCCTTATGCGTTAGTAATGAATTTTAACGGATTATTTGATAGCCGGAAACGAGCAGACATATTCAGAGCTAATAGCGTTGAGATGCTTATACCAAGAGGCAGAATGAAGTTTGAGCATAGGGATAAGGGTATTCTGAATAGTCCTAATTTCCAAAGTATATATGTATGTAATCACTTGTTGGATAGTCAGATAGTCTTTGATGATACGACATTTTAAGGAGATAAGACATGGATAACAAACAACTAAAAAAGGTAACAGAAAGCGCATACAAGATAAGCCGTGAGATGTGGATGCTTACAAAACATTATCTTGATCCGGAGAATATCAAGCTTAATGACAGTGATGAATACTGGGACACACTTATAGCAGATTATAACAAAATATTAGATAGTCTTGAGAATGAACCTAAGTATGTCAACGAGATGGCCGAACAGATGGTATTAGGTATAACAAGGCTGCTAGAAGGAATACAAAGAGAAAATAAGGCATGATCCTTATTGATACAAACAAGCTACCGCCGACTACCTAAATATCTCTGCACACAAGGTGGTCGGCAGAAAGGAGAACTAATGAATCAAGCGTTTACTGGGTGGATAGAACCTAAAAATCAACGCCCCGAAGAAGATAAAGAAGTATTGGTAACGTATAAATACTATTCCGACATTGGTTTAGAAATAGCAACGATGAGATACGAGCCATATAACGACTCATATTTTTGGAATACGGAAAATGATTTTTTGGATTCTTTATTAGATACCGAAGTATTAGCGTGGCAACCACTACCAAAGCCGTTTACGGAAGGAGAAGAAGAATGAACGACATAAGATTATTTGATTTATACAGAGAAAACAAAGCATTTAAGGAGTATGTAGACAAGTACGCAAAGGCACATAACAAGTTGTTTCCCGAAGATTGTTTTGCAGACAAGGTAGTACAGAACTATGCAGACTGGATAAGAGGGGGCAAGCGATGAAACATACGATAGGTGACTTATATCAGATGCAGAGTCTACCGCTTAACGCCAAGATAGCAATGACTAAAGCAAGAATCAGAGGGTGGTACGACAACTATGACGGACAAGTGTATGTATCATTCAGTGGTGGTAAGGATTCTACTGTTCTAGTGGATATAGTTACGAAAATGGGTTATACAGATATACCGCTTGTGTTTGTAGATACTGGGCTTGAATATCCCGAAATCAGAGATTTTGTTAAGTCATTCGGTGATAGGGTGGTATGGCTTAAGCCGAAGATGAATTTTAAGCAGGTTATTGAGAAGTATGGATATCCGATGTTCTCTAAAGAGATAAGTGAAAGCGTTGCCAATGGCAGAAAATACTTGACAAAGTTAAGAGAGCGAGAAAATGCTTTGACAGACAGACAGACAGACAGACAGACAGACAGACAGACAGATGCCATACTCGAATCACTTTGCAGATATGTTAGGAGTAGACAGACGCAGGAACAAAAACAACGAGATGTATCAGAGAATACGGAAGGGGAATATCCCTAGTGTACCAGTAAGACTTCAACAACTTCTCGGAGTGGCAAAGAATAAGGACGGAGAATCGGAGAGCCTATACAACAAGACTAAATACCTATTTATGCTTGATGCGCCCTTTGAGGTATCTAACCTATGTTGCAACATTATGAAGAAGAATCCTGCACATAAGTATGGCAAAGATACTGGACGTAAACCTATGACCGCACAAATGGCGAGTGAAAGTAGGCAACGCACACAGAAGTGGTTACAGAATGGGTGCAACGGATTCGATATGAAAAGTCCTATCTCAAACCCTATGGCATTTTGGACAGAGCAAGATGTATTGGAATATATTTCTTTGTACTTAGAAAAACCATTAAAAGACGCTTGGAGCAATATATATAACCATAATAAGAGAAAAAGGAAAAAGGCGAGGAAATATCTTAAGAAAAATAACTATCGTAAAACGGCTATATGTTCCGTCTACGGAGAAGTAGTAGAGGATAGAGCAGGAACAGATGAAGTAGCAGGACAAATGACAATATCCGATATACAAGGCTTTGAGAATATGGAGTTATTCGATGCCAAACGTCTACCGCTTAAGACTACTGGATGCAATCGTACTGGGTGTATGTTCTGCGGATTCGGTTGTCATTTAGAATCAGAGAGCCGATTCGAGCGTATGAAAGTCACACACCCTAAAATATATGAGTATGTATTTAAGCCGTGGAGTGAGGGCGGTCTAGGCTACAAGGAAGTTATTGATTGGATAAATGAACACGGCAATATGAATATCAGATACTAGAAAGGAGATTGAATGAAGACAATACAGAGTATCAACTGGCTAATCGAGCAATACAGACAGAATATCGAGAAGTTAGAGGAAGATAGGAAGCAGGACGCAATGACAATCAGCAACGCCTACCGAGTAGCGAAGATAGGAGTGTATAGCAAGGTGGTTGAGGATTTGCAAGCGGTATTAGAGGAAGGAGAAATGGAATGAGTGGCATAAAAGGTGCGTGCACTGGAAGTAAGCATTATAGATTTATACACGGAGAAACAAAAACACGGTTGCACAGAATATGGGGTTGTATGCACGAACGGTGTGAAAGAGTAAAACATCCACATTATGACGCTTATGGTGGCAGAGGAATAAAGGTATGCGATGAATGGAAAGAGTATTTACCCTTTGCAGAATGGGCGAGAAGCAACGGATATACAGACGAACTGACCATTGACCGCATAGACGTAAACGGAAACTATGAGCCGAGTAATTGTCGGTGGGTAACAATGAAAGAACAACACAATAACAAACGGAATAATCGAATAATACTGTATCACGGAGAAACTTATACACTTACACAGTTAGCCGAAAAAGTAGGGATAAACAAGACAACATTAAAAGAGCGAATAAATCTTGGATGGAGTATTGAAGATGCGGTTGAACGTCCTGTTAGACAGAGAACAAGAGGATATAGACCGAGTGGTGCGAGAATGTTTGAGCCACAGGAAAGTGAGGATTAGGAATGAAACTGATAGTCAATGAGCGTAACGGTTATTGCGAGTCAATTCAAATCGAATATACACCGACAGAAGCACTTATTATAAATCAAGCCATGCGGAGATTTGTTAATGATAATGTGAACGAAACAGATAGAGCCATTATGAAACAGATGCTTGATGTTAAACCGATATTTGTTGATGTGGCAGAAAGTGAGGATAAGGAATGACCGACAGACTAAAGATAGGACAAGAAGTATTGATACACGGATATGTTGACGAGATACGCAAGGACACTGTCATCATTCAGAACGATGGCGGTTACTTTGGAACTGTTGAACACGAAATCACGGATATTGAAGCGTCCGATACGAATGAGGTGCTTGACAAGATAAGAGCCGAAATAAAGGCTATGTCAACAGATTATTGCGGTGGATATATCGGATTAGATAAGCAGGAAGTATTGAAGATTATTGATAAGTACAGAGAGGTGAGGGAATGATACTAATAGGCATACCGAATATGGGAAATGTACCGATAGAGGTAATGGCAAGCGTAGTCAGAGTGGCAAAAGAGTACAAGGATGATGTGTCGTTTATTGCTCCGTCTAATAGCCTAGTGTATGACGCTAGAGATATGATTATGCTAGAAGCCCTCAAAATGGACGCAGATTTAGTCTTTATTGATTCAGACATAGAATTTACCCTTGAAGCGTTTGAACGGCTTTTAAGCCACAAAAAACCTATCGTATCGGGGCTATATTACGGACGCAATATCCCTAGTAAACCGATAGCATACAAAAAGGTCAGACCAAAAACCCTTTTTAGGAAGAATCCAGTAGCCGAACATATCACGGAAATAGAGCCGTTTATGGAAGTCGAAGGAGCAGGATTGGGATTCTGTCTGATACGCAAAGAGGTATTAAGGGCAGTCTACCGAGAAGGATATAACGCTTTTCAGCCTTTTAAGGGACTTGGTGAGGACTTCTCATTCTTTTATCGGTGCAGAAAGAAGGGATATAAGATATACTTAGATACAACACTAGGACTCAAACATATAGGGAGATTTAAGTATGGACAATAAGATTCTTGAACAAATGGTAAATACTACGGGCGAGGATAGAGAAAAACTGGATAGAATAATAGCCGAACACAATATGAATATAATCAAGACTGGCATTGATGAACGTCAACAGTTGTCAGCAAATTCAATATTTACGCTAGATAAAGAAATAAGGGAAAGTTGGGACAAATTTAACCATTAGGGAGATACAAGTATGGACGCTAAAATAGACGCTATCCTACATTATCTCGGTGATTGGATAGATGATAACTACGGAAGTAGGATAGAAGATTGCATAGACGACTTGATTAGTATGATTAAAAAGATAGGAGAAGTAAATGATTAAAGTAATAAGCAAAATAGTAAATGATGAAACTAATGACGTTATTCTTGATAACATTGAATCGAAGGTTATGATAAATGCTGCGCCTTATTACAAAGGTGAACGCTATGTTGATTGTCATGCAAGAATAAATTTTTCAATAGCAGAGCCGGCGTTTGAAAAGACTGGTATTCAGGATCTTCTTGACAGAGTTGATAAGGAATTTAGGAGTGAATAACATGACATACAAAGAAAAGAAAAGATATCTTGAACAGTATGTATATTCTAAGCATAGACTAATCGGCTTGAATAATGAGCTTGAAGAGTGGCAGGCCATAGCAACTAGAACGACTCAAAACCTCAAACAAGTAATGGTAGCAAACAATACACCGGGTAAACGTGTTGAGGATTGTGCGATCAGACTGGCCAAGATAGAAGAGAAGTTGTTAAACGAGATAGAAAAGAACGAGCTTTGTCTGCAGCATGTTCAAGATACTATTGCAGGCGTAAAAGACACTAGGCGGCGTGAATTGTTGGAACTAAAATATATTTATGATCTGCCAGTATGGAAGATAGCTATTGAATGGAATAAGTCTGACCGGGATATATATTATATTCTCCGCACTACTATCAATTCTATCAAGATATAAGCAAAAACCCTCTGCAATTACTGCAGGGGGCTTTATGCTACAAACAAACAACCTTGAAAAAAAGGTATTTATATTATAATTCTGTTTTCATTCTCATGTCAATCGCTTTCAGGATATATCCGTTAAGTGATTCTCCGGCTGCATCTGCTGCCTTTTGTATGTCGTTCCTTGTCATTGTGCTATCCTTGCGGATTCTTAAATTAAGTCGGTCATAAGCTTTCGCTTCAAACTTAAGATTTGCTCTTTTTTGTGCATCGGTTTTCATGTGTATTCTCCCTTCTCTGACGGATCTATTTAACTATTATATCATGTCTGTAAATATAGTCATCCGGCTCCATGTTTGTGGGATTCTTAAAAAAGACTGTCAATACCTTGTTTCCTGCCTTTGCTTCTGTGCTTGCATAGCTTATGTAGTTGTAATAAGCGTCTGCATTATATACTTTGCCATCTCCCTGATTATTCAGGCACACGCCGTAATCTATCTCTGTATTGAGTAATATTATGGCCGCCGTTGCTATTATATATATACTTCTTAATATCTTCATGTCTGTACTCCTTCCTATAGGTCTGCCAGTTTTTCTTTGGCATGATTGATTACATGGTGCGCCAGTTGTGTTGGATATTCTGCAAGCTTAAGCTCTTCAATCGCTTCACTCATTAGCATACTTTCAATAATCTCTGCCGGGATAGCCTTGTCTATTAAGCTAATCAATGTATCAAGTATGCGGTCAACTATATGGTCATACTCTTCGCCGTTGTCAACTTCCAGTATATAATCAATAATATTTGTCATAATATCGCTCCTTCCTGCCGCCTATTGTTATGCCGGGCGGCCTCGGCTCTGCTTTGTTATGCCTCAATTCCCATATAGTATTTATCTTTGATGTTGTAATAATGATCTTCAAGATCCTCAAGCTTAAGGTGTCCGTCAACTAATCCCTGATAAATATATTCAACTTCCGCATCTGTACTGAATAATCTTGATATCTGCAGTCTGAATGATTCGCCCTTCCTTATCCAGTAGCTATCGCTTTTAGCTATGGGATATGCCGCTATTATGATTGTCTTCTCTATGTCGGGATAAACTTCCTTCCAATTCTCAAGCTGAATCTTGGTTCCGTCCTGCATTGTGTCTTTTCTTAATATCTCGTATATCTTGTTATTCATATATTCGCTCCTTTCCTTTATTTCTCGCTTACTGTGCCGTCTGCGTTAATTACATAGTGCTTGTCTGTAAGTGCTGTAAGTAAGTTAAGTGCGCCTATTAGCTGGCAGTATAACGCCTGGTAAAGTCCGTCTTTTCCGTATCTGTCGTACTGGGCTTTTACTTCTGCTGCCATGTCGTTAACTTTCTTTAATGCTTTCTGCTCTGTATCAAGGCTATCTATGTTTGTATATCTCATCTTGATCTCCTCTCTTACTTGCACTCTGTCAATGTATAAGCATCTGCAATCCTGCCGAGTGCTATCTTTGCGCCTCTGAAAGTCTTGTATGTTTTTCTGTATGGCTTTTGCGGTATGTATCCATTCCATATTATTTCAAGGCTTGTCTTGCCGTTGTTGTGTACGATCATATGTCCGTAACTACCATAGAATGTTGTGAAATTATATCTTGTCATCTTGTTCTCCTTCCTGCCTTTTTGGCTGCTGCTCTGTCTATCATGTATTGCGCTGCTATCTTCTTAGCTCTTCTCTGCATCTCACTCATGTCCGGCTCCCTTCTTAAAGTCCCATGTTAGCGACTATCTCATCCATGTATATAATCTCGTCTGCCTGCTTGATTGCCTCTTCTGTTGTCATTGTGTCCTGATTGCCGATTAGCTTGTATTTATTCTCATCAAGCTCAAGATCCGGTGTATTTAATACCATAAGTGCCACATAATTTTTAAGGCCGTTAATATTCTCTGTTTCATAAAGCTCATATTCTGCATAAAAGTCTGTTGTTATAAGTGCTTTCATGTTATTCTCCTATTCTGCCGGGATTATCGGCTCCCGGCTGGCCGTGTGTCTTGTCTATGCTTCTGCGGTTTCCTTTGTACCTAACATGTAATGAACCGCTTTGTTTGCCTTGCTTGATGCTTCAACTATCATTTTCTTGTTTTCTTTTAATGCTCTGCTCCATCCCTGAATATATGCTGCGCTATTCTTGAAGCTCTTGTCTGTTTCAATTCCGGCCATGTTTACAAGTGTTGCGGCTCCTATCTCTGCCACTAGCTCTTCTTTGCTATACTCTTCATTGCCGAAGTGTGCGGTTGCCGTGAGTCTATTTAATCTGCTTGTGTGTCCGGTGCTATGTGTCAACTCATGGAATAATGTGCTATAGTATTCTGCTATTTCCTTAAATTGATCTATTGTCGGGACTACTACTGTATCGGTTGACGGTCTATAATATGCTCTGTCGCTTGTCTTATCCCTTTCAAGTGTTGGGTGATTGTCGCTTGACATATAGAGATTTACTATGTTTTCAGCCTCTTCAATAGGATCATGTTGTGTTGTCTGTCTGTCCTTGCGCTCAATACCTTCTGTGTCGCCTATCCAAAATACCTGATAATATCTTAAGTAGGGTATAACCTTCTTGACCATTTCGCCCTTGCTATCCTGCTCTTCAATAGGGATCATCTTCCAAAATGTTACTATCTCAGACTTTGCGCCCTTCTTAACCTTGCCGCCGAGATCCTGCACTTGCTTAAATGTAAGGTATGCATCAGCGTGATTTAATATCATTTGATTAAGTACTGAATAGCTGCGCCCGGTTACGTAGTTATACGCACCTTCCTGGCCACCAGTCCAGGGCTTATGCCAGGGAATAATACCCTGATCTAACTGCTCAAGTATTCTCTGTGTTACGATTTCATAAACGTCTGCCATCTTTTTTACCTCTTTTCTTTTTCTCGCCGTTTCCGGCGGCGGCTTGTTTGTTTGTGCCCTTATCATATACCACGGCAACGGGATATGTCAAATTTTCTGCAAACCGTGATTGTTGACACATTCCGTGACAATGACACACCGAGCAAACCCGCATTTTTACGTGGTCAAGCAAAATTTCAAAAAATTTTTTCCCAGTGTTTATCAGGGTTTAAGCCGATTTTTGGAAAATTATTTTGAAAAAGTTTTTGGATTTTTTCGGCACAATCTGCAGCAAATCCGGCCGGAATAATTCCGACTAAGGAACCGCAAAAAGATCCTGGGCTTAATCAGAAAAAGAGAAGAGAAAACAAAAGAGCTTTTTAAGAAATGTATCAAATAATATAATTTATTTACCCAGTATTTACCCAAACATTCACCAAACTATACTAACAATGTGATAATGTGATAGTGTAGGGAATCTGATAGAGAACTATATACAATCTATCAGGTTCTTTTTAATACCCAATAATCAGATTAAACAAAACTATTAGAGGATTAAGGATCATGACAGATAATAATTCTATTCAGGATAAACTTAATAACGACAATAACAATATTATCCCTGAAGAGAATAACTCTAATACCGGGAATATTAGAAAATATAATATTCAAAATCTTAAGCCTTATAACAAGACTGATAATATCCTTACCAGTGAAGAGGCAAAGAGAAGGGGAAGGAATGGAGCCAAAAAAAGTGCGGAAGTAAGAAGACAAAGAAAAACTATGAAGGATACTATACTTGATCTGATACAGAAGGAAGTAAGTACAGAGCAATATGGTGGAGATAGTAGTATTCTAGGAGATAAAGCAACACTACAAGAGATTATATTAGCGTCAATGATTAGAGAAGCTAGTAATGGAGATACTAAAGCTATGCAGTTATTAAGAGATACCATAGGAGAGCAGCCGGTTAATAGACAAGAGATCACACAAGAGGTAATAACAAAAGACGATACAGAACTTATGGATAGTCTTAAAAAGAGCTTAATATCATAGCATTATGTAAACCAGTAGGATATACGCAGATAGAATGATTGTAGTATTTATCAATACTTAAAGGGTGTTTAACTTTTCGCTAAAAAGAGATATTTTGCGAATAGTATATATCAACTAGCCACAGAGAATATATATATACTCTACATTACGGAGTATTAAAATATATTCTCTTTTCTTTTTACGGATCGTATTTATTTTTTACTATACCGTTCTCCTTGCTTGCCGGAGTAACCACCCCTCCACGCCCAACGGAATCGTAAAAACTACGAATATGCACAACAGAAAATTTTTTGAAAAAATGGAAAAGTGGGTAAACCTATAGATAAAAAATTTTATAGAGTTTGAGAAGAAGTGGGTAAATGGGAATAAGACATAAATGGGCAACAGATGAATTACATAGAGATATGCGGATATCTGATCTTAAGCGAAATGGATATCGGATTGTAAGTTGTGAGTTAGTTTATCTGCCTAAACAGAATAAGAATTGGTGGTCAATATATTATAGATAGCTATGGAACAATGGGTACGTGACTACCTAGATGGTAGAGGGATAGACAATGAGAAGATAGAGAGCCTAGACAAGATTGGTCTGATGCATCTAATCAGAGATATCGAATATGAGCATTGCCGGAATGACATAGCCTATTATGTCAGGAACCATTGTGTGTATGAGGACAAGGATGCAGATGAGCTTATACAGAAGTTTGACATGTGGCCTGCCCAGGAAGAAGCACTCCTATCAATAAACGATCATAGACGAAACATCATCATGAAAGCACGTCAGCTTGGAATAACATGGCTAGTAATCAGCTATGCAAGTTGGGTGCTTTTATTACGTAGTGGACGTACAGTAATCGGTCTGTCACGTACAGAAGAAGAAGCAAAGGAATTGGTACGTAGATTGGCGGTAGAGTTTGGCAATATGCCATCATTGATTCGTGAGAAGCGTAACACGAAAGGTTGGAAGGGCATCACCTTCGAGGCAACTGCTATGACTCTTACCGTCTATCACGAAGACGGACTTGTAAGTGTATTTAAGGCATTTCCTTCTAGTCCTGACTCGGTACGATCATTTACTGCCGATTTACTGATATTCGATGAATGGGCGTTCCAACAATGGGCAGATCAGATATGGATATCAGCGGTTCCTGCTATAAACAGACCTACTGGTGGTAAATTCATAGGACTGTCTACTAATATTCGTGGTTCACTGTTTGAAAAGATGTTCACGGATAAGGATAACGGCTTTAATAAGATATTCATTCCGTGGAACGCAGATCCTAAACGTGATGAAGAGTGGTACGAAAGCACAAGACTTCAGATGGGTGGAGATATTACACAAGAATATCCTGCCACTATTGAAGAGGCTTTATCTGTTGCCGGTGGAGCATATTTCCCTGAAATCACACGGCAGTCACTTATTACTAATAAGCCTTTAGAGGGAATAACAAGAAAGTATGTAGCCTTTGACTACGGCTTTGATATGTTCGCTTGTTACTGGTTTCAGATTGATAATCAGTACCATGCACAGATATATAGGGAATATTATGAATCAAACCTCAATGCTATGCAGGCAGCGGATATAGTCCGTGACCTATCTAGTGGAGAAGGTATTGAATTATTCCTTGCACCGCCTGATTTGTGGAATAGACAGTCTGCTACTGGTAAATCTACTGCAGATGTATTCCACGAACACGGAGTTGACCTAGTAAAAGTCAATAACGACCTATTCAATGGTTGTATGAGAATAAAAGAATGGGTATATCACAAGGACGATGAGCAATCAAGGCTTACCGTCCTTAATAATTGTGCGCCTAATCTGTTTGATTCTATTACGAAAATACAGATTGATGAGCATAAACCCAATGTATATGCCAAGATGCCCCACAACTTAACACACGCAGTAGACGCATTGCGTTACTTCTGCGTATACTGGACACTTCCGGCTGATGTTACATCGGACAAAAGTACCAAAACATGGACGGATGATATGTGGGAAGACTACAAAAATGCAAATGAGTCCGATAAACGACTCCTAATTGAGCAATGGGGTGAACCGAAATGAGGTTAAGAAAGATTATGGACAAGGCAGTAAACAGTATTACTAACCCTGAACAGACAAAGAAACTGGAAAAATGGAAATCGAAGCTTGAAAAAGCACGTACTGCGTATGGTGAGGATCTTGCACGTATAGATAGACGTGATGAACTCTATAATGGCACACGCACTGTGGACGGCAACCCTAATTCTAATAAGAAATCAAGTAAATTGTCAGTCAATGTTCGTAATATTACATACGAATTGATTGAATCTCAGGTTGATTCATCCGTTCCTAGTCCTAGAGTTATTCCTATTCATGAGGAAGATGAGGACGCTGCAAAGGTAATTGAGGCGTTTCTTACCAATGAGATGCTTAAGTTACACGCAGAACTGTTAAATGACCAAGACGAGCGTACTACTTTTGTTCAGGGCGGTGACTTTTTCCATATTGAGTGGGATTCTAACAAGAATACCCATACAACTCACGGAGATATAGCGATAGCGTTAAGGCATCCTAGACAAGTTATTCCTCAGCCTGGCGTTATGGAACTTGAGAAGATGGATTATATCTTCATCCAGTACAACATGAGTAAGCAGTTTATTAAGAAGAGATACGGTGTGGATGTTAAGACCGCTTCTGTTGATAACAAGTTTATGCAGGAAAAGGACACATCGCATCTTGATGATATAGCCACTGTTACACAGACATATTATCGCAATGATAAGGGCGGTATAGGAATGTTTGTATGGTGTGATGACTACGTTTTAGAGGATTTAGAGGATTATCAGAAGCGTAAGTTAATGGTTTGTGCTAAATGTGGCAAGCCTAAGACCGGCGATCAGTGTGAGTGCGGTAGTAAGAAATTCAAGGAAGAAACGCAGGATTTTGAAACAATCACCGAAGATATCATTACTTTTGGTGAGGTTATTCCTGCTACATACGAAGAAGAAGTACCGATTATGGACTTAAACGGTAAGCCTGCCTTAGATGAAAACGGTATTCCGTTTATGACTACGGAAACAAAGCAGACAAAGATACCGTTCTATAAACCCAACGTACTTCCTTTGGTATTAAGAAAGAACGTATCAAAATACAACAAACTACTCGGATGTTCGGATGTTGACGTTATAAACGATCAGCAAGAAGCCGTTACAAAGATAGGCTCAAAGATAACAGAGAAAATCCTTATGGGTGGTTCTTATCTGAAACTACCCAAAGGATTAGAGGTTGAAACTTCTGATGGTGAATACAAGATAGTACGTTGTGACCAGTCAAACTTCAATATGATTGGTGTTGCAACTACTCAGGCAGAGATATCTCAGGATGTGACAATGCTTAATCAGAATTACTCATATGCTCAGTCAGCATTGGGTATTACTGATGCTTACCAGGGTAAGTACGATGCATCTGCACGTTCAGGTTCCGCTAAACAGTATTCAATCAATCAGGCTGCAGGACGACTTGAATCCAAGAGAGTAATGAAGAACACGGCTTATGCAGAGTTATACGAAATGATGTTTAAGTTTGCATTAGCATATTCCGATACTCCAATGCCTATTAGCGGTGAAAGAAGTGACGGTTCAAAGGAATATCAGACTTTTGACAGATATATGTTCCTTAAAAAGGATGATGCCGGAGAATATTACTGGAATGACGAGTTTAAGTTTGACGTAGATCCTACTTCAACAATCATGACAAACCGAGAAGCAATGTGGCAACAGATAGATATGAAGTTACAGAGTGGTGCTTTCGGTATGGTAGGCGATTTGCAGACCTCATTACTGTACTGGACGTTAATGGAAAAGAATGGATATCCCAACGCCAAGACAGTTAAGGATGATATTCAAGCACGTATAGACGAGCAGAAAGGAGCGCAAAATGCTATGCCCAATATGCCAAACGGAAATGGGGTTATTCCACCCGACTTACAAGGTATCGTTGGTTGACGGTAAACCGCAGTTATTCCTTGAACGTGAATTAAGATGCAGGAATAAGAAATGCGAAAACTACGACAAGGTAGTAAAGATATCAAGGAATCCAATAGATAACGTAGAAGCTGAGTAAGGCTTTTAAGACCATCCGCAAGGGTGGTTTTTTAATGCAATAAATTCGCAAAGGATAGCGCAAACATCAAAGGAGAATCAAATGAAAAAAGAATTATTACTTCCCTTAAATCTTCAGTTCTTTGGAGAAGAGGGTGAAAGCGTAACAGAGTCGGAAGTCGCTGAACCGGCAGAGGATGCTACAGAAGCATCAGAAGAGGAATCTTCAACAGAGGAATCTACGGAAGTAGAGGAATCAAACGTACAGAGTGCCGAGGAAAATGCCAAGTATGCGGCGGCACGTAGAAGGGCAGAGGCAGAGTTTAGTCAGCGTCAGCAGGCAATGGACGCAGAGTTTGCTAGACGTTTTGAGGGGTATGAAAACCCTATTACTCATCAGCCTATTCGCAATCAGAGAGATTACTTTGAAGCACTTGATGCTCAGGAAAAGTTAAAGCGTGACGCAGAATTGTCTGAACGTGGCATAGATCCGCAGATGTTTGAGGACATGGTTAGTCGTCAGGTTAATAACAATCCCATTGTTCAGCAGGCGCAGATGGTAATGCAGGCCGCACAAGAGAGTCAGGTTCAGAACAAGTTAGCAGAGGACATGAAAGTCATTTCTAAACTGAACCCTAATCTTAAGACTGCAGAGGACGTAATGAATTTACCCGATGCTCAGGACTTAATTTCCTTGGTCAAGAACAATGGCTTAAGTCTTGCAGATGCTTACAAGTTAAGACACATGGACGAGATTTTAGCCGGTAAGAGTGCCAGTGCAAAGCAGGCGGCTCTTAACACAATGAACGGTACTTCACACCTTAATCAGACGGATAGCCTTGCTAATTCAGAAGATGGAATGGTGGAGATACCACAGAGTGAGTTGGAGCAGTGGAAGAGGGCTTTCCCTCATGCTAGTGCTTCAGAACTCAAGCAGAAATACAATCGAGCAATTAACAATTAGGAGGTAGAAAAATGTTCAAGTTTAGAAAAATGAACAATTCGGGTGTCGCACCCACAATTAAGCAGATAGTAGCTAACACTGCAGTTACTTATGCAGTTGGTGATGCTTTGATTATCACTTCAGGTAAGGCAGCTTTAGCAGGCGCAACAGACAAGCCTGAGTACATTGCAGCTCAGGGTGGTCTTGGTCTTGATACTCTTTCAGCTTATCAGGTGAACGGAGATCAGGAATACGAAACAACTCTTACTGGTTCAGGCGCACTTACAGTTGGTTCTAAGGTAACTCTTTCAAGTGCTAAGGAAGTTACAACGACAACCACATCAGGTGTTGCAGAGGTTATTTCAGTTGCAGGAACAACAAGTGGTTCTGCAGTTGTAGTGAAGTTTTAAGGAGGTATCACAATGGCTCTTATATTTGCAAAAAACAGTGGTCTTAACGATGACCTTTGGAAGGTAAATGATCAGATAGTTCGTGCAGTATTGCAGGACACAGACAATGAGAAGAACAATGATGATGAGCTTGTAAGTTCCATCTACAACGTAGAGAAGTCCGATAAGTTCGGTGAGAAGATTTCTAGCCTTACTGAGATGGGCAACTTCGATATCGTTGATGAAGGTGATGCAGGCATCCAGGATGAGATTCAGCAGGGCTTCAGCAAGCTTATCGTTCATAAGCAGTTCATGAAGGGCTTTACTTGCACCGCAGAGATGAACGAGGATGGCGATATCAACTCAATGAAGGTTGCGGCTGCTAACTACATTCGTGCTTACAAGAGAACAAGAGCACAGTTTGCTTCAGACGCACTTACTACAGAGGGTGCTTCATTCATATTTGGTGGTAAGACACTTGATAAGACAACTGGTGATGGCAAGGGACTCTTTGCTACAGACCATGCTTTTGTTAAGGGTGCAGGCACACAGTCTAACGTATTCACGGCTGCTTTCGGTGCAGACTCTACTAACCTTAATAAGTTAGCTAATATCGGACGTAACTTCAAGAACGCTTCAGGTAACGTAATGGGTTATACATTCGACACAATTATCATCCCTGGCGATTGCCCGGTACTTGAAGATACTATCAGAAAGGTCATCAAGTCAGACCTTACAGTAGGTTCTAACTACAATGACATCAATACACAGAAGGGACTTTGGAAGTTGATCGTTGACCACAGATGGACAACTAATGGTGCATCTTCACCTTACATCCTTATGTCTAGCGAGGCTAACAAGGAACTTCAGGCAGCTATGTTCTATGACAGAATCCCTCTTACAATCAAGGATTGGGTTGACAACAAGACCGCTAACCTTGAGTGGATGGGACGTGCAAGAATGTCAGCAGGCTTCAACAACTGGCAGGCATTTATTATGGGTGGTGCTTCAAACGGTTCACCGCTTTCATAATATATTCTTCTATAAATCGGGGAGGGGGCAACACGCCCCTTCCTCAACTAAAAAGGAGTGCATATGGCAAATTACAAGATAGGCGACAGATACGTAGACGGAGAATATACCTACGAAGTAATTAAGGTATATGAGAACGGAACGTGCGAAGCGCAGAGAGTAGATATTAAAAAGGCTTCTATTCCTGAAAAGAAAGCAGAGCCTATAGTTGAGGAAAAGGCAGAAGAGCCGGAATACTCAAAGACACAGATAAACAGACTCCCCAATGCAGAGCTTGAAAAACTTTGTAAGAAGATGGGATTAGAAGTTGGTACTGGTACAGAGATGAAGAGGGCACTTATTGCCAAGTTAGGACTGTAATATGACATGGAAAGATATTAAGTTAGCAACAATACAAAAGATGTTTAGTGCGGATGGTTCGACCATTCCGGCAGATGATAGTACAAGGGACTATGTAGCGGCTATGCCTTATGCTGCTAACGAAGGTATCTTGATGATGTCAACGGCAGGCAAGTTCCTTGTAAAGGATTTTTCTATAGCGATAGATCCTATTAGAAACTTAATAGGAGATTATAACGCATCATCAATTCATTCTGCAGTAAGCGGTGATACTGTATTTGAGGCAGAGAACGCACACTCTTATTACTTTGAAGTCACTGGACGGTGTACTTATACTATCACGGTTGGTGAGCTTGTTATTGTAGAGGAAACAATAGACTCGTTAAACAAGTACGTAACACGCCGAGGAATGATAGAAAATGGCACCGATAGGGCGACTTTAACATTCACATCGGATTATCCCTATGCTATTAAGAATATCGCCTTATATGAGGCAAAATACACCGATGATAGCGAAGTCCCTGCTTATGCAGAAAAGGTACGCTTTAAGGTAGATGAGATAGTGGAAGACTTTCACTCAATCAATTCAATCTACTTTGAGGGTGACGTAAGCAATTCAAGGTACGTCAAGACCGATGAAGTATTCCAAGAGGGCGACAAGGTATTAGCACTGGATAGAGAAGTAGCCGGAAACTACATTATCTATTACAACGCTTTACCTAAGACTATTGATGCAACTACAGAAGATGATTACGAGTTACCTCTTGATAGAGAAGTAGCGGCTATACTTCCGTTATATATGGCTTCACAGTTATATAAGGATGACGACAACGCCATTGCCACAGTATACAGAAATGAATTTGAAGTAGCGTTTGAGAGATTACAGTCGGCAATTCCTAATGGAAAAGCAGAGAAAGTTATAAGCGAGAGTGGGTGGATCTAAATGCCAGTATCATTCAAAGTACCTAAATCACAACCGAAGTCGGTTTATACAATAGATGCATTTAAGGGCGTGGACTTTTCTAACAGTCCTGCAAATATAGACGACAACAAGAGTCCTAACGCCATCAATATGATACGTGACGTTCCCGATAAGGTGCGTAAGAGAATGGGTTATGAGGTGCTTAAGAACTATGGTTCAAACCTCTTAAACAATACGGCATCTACTAGCGGAATATTTACAGTAAATGCGGATAAGTCCGTATCAATCAACGGTACAAGCGGAACATTGACGTTAGGTTCTATTACATTAAAAGCAGGAACCACGTATGTACTTAGGGGAATTGAAGAATCGGGAGATAATGAGATATACGGAATCTACTTGTATGAGGGTGGAGTTGTTGTAGGCTCAATTACAAACCTTGGTACAGAGGACGTTACAGTGCCTTATGACGTTACGTTAAGCGTTGTATTAAGAGTAATTGATACAGTTGATACTACTGTATATCCGGCAATATACGATAAAGAAAACACATCGCCTACCTATGTGCCCTACTTAACTGGTGATACTAACGTGAACGGTGTTCATTACAGAAGAGGGGACTCAAGTGAGTTTTATCACATAGGCGACAAGATTATCAAAGATAATGTCATTCTATATAGTGGCGCAAACAATGCAATATCTCATGCGTGGGAGTTTGATACTAACCTCTATATTATAGATGGCAAGAAGATGTTGCAGTGGGGTTTAAGCGATCCTGACGATCCCGACTCAGATTATTCACTTCAGCCAGTTGAGAATGTTGCATACGTACCGACCATTACTATTGCAAAAGCACCTGGCGGTGGTGGTACACAGTATGAAGCGGTCAACCTATTAAGTAGAACATTCATTGAAACATTCCTTGGTACACAAGATGCAACGGACTACTACTTAACCTTTGGTGACTTGGATGACACTGCGGTTAAGGTATGGATAATGGATGCGCAGGGTGAGTTTCAGCCTATGGAAGAGGGTTCAGGATTTTCCGTAGACAGACAGAACGGAATAATCCAGTTTGATACACCGCCTGGCGAAAGTCATTTAACTGGTGAAGATAACGTCAAGATAGAAGCAACTAGGCTTGATGTAAACGATTATCTAAGCAGAATAAATAAGTGCACATTCGGCACACGTTTTGGCGTAAACGGAGCTTTTGATAGATTATTCGTAAGTGGAAATCCCGACTGGCCTAATGCCGACTGGTATTCGCAACAGTGGGATTGTACTTACTTCCCTGATATGGGATATTCAAGACTTGGTTCTAGTAAGTCAGCGATAGTAGGATATTCAATCATATCTAACTATCTTGCAGCTCATAAAGATGAAATGGAGCAGGACTTATCAATCGTCTTAAGAGAGGGCGACTTAGTAGATAATGAACCGTCATTCAAGATTATCAATACACTTCAGGGTGCCGGAGCAATCGCAACTAATTCATTCGCTTATCTTTGCACAGAGCCTTTGTTCTTAACAAGAAGCGGATTGTATGCGGTTACGGCTCAGGATATTACCGGTGAGAAATATGCACAGAGTAGGTCATTCTTCCTTAACGGAAAACTTACCGCAGAGGACTTCGATAAACTTCAGAACTCTTTTGCTTGCATATTCAACGATATGTACCTCTTAAGTGTAGATCACGACAGATTATATATCCTTGATGGACTTCAGCCTATAAGAACGGATAAATCAGAGCCTTACGCTACTAGACAGTACGTAGGCTTTTATTGTGAGAACTTACCTATCAACTATATGTGGGAGAAAGAGAACAGATTATTCTTTGGTACTCAGGATGGTAAGATATGCCGTTTCTACAAAGACAAGGAAAGCCAAGAGTCTTATAACGATGATGGCAAGGCTATTGAATGTAGGTGGGAAACGCCCGATATAGACGGTCAGTTATTCTACAAGAATAAGTCGTTAAGGTACATTGCTATCCGAGTAGGTTCAGCTATTGCAACTTCTGTTGAGATATGGGTAATGGACAGAGGTATATGGAAGTTTATTAAGAAAGATAATTCATTCGGCAGATACTTCTCATTCCAACATCTGATATTCAGCAAGGTAGCGTTTACTGGAAACAAGACACAGAAGATATCAAGAACAAAAGTAAGACTTAAGAGAGTGGATAAGTACAGACTAAGGTTCGTCAATAATGAATTGAACGAGCCTTTCTCATTATATAACATAGCCAACGAGTATACCGAGAACGGTAATTACAAGGGATAAGGAGTGAGATATGGCCTTAACTAAAATCACGCAGGAAGATACAAATAATAAGGGTGTAATCGGCTTACCGGACACACCCAATCTAACGACTCAGGCAATGCAGGAAAAGTTTGACGAGCTTGCATTAGATGTGATCGTACCAAAACACAACGGCTTGATTGATGAACTTGAAGCAGAAACAGCGGCGGCAAGTTTAGGTGCAGTAGACACATTAGGAGAAGCGACCACGATACAAGCAATGTTGAATAGACAAGCAGAGTCGGGATATACGAAAGCAGAAACGGACGCATTACTGTCAAATAAGGTTGATACAGAAGTAGGCAAGGGATTGTCAACCTACGACTTTTCCGAAGCGTACAAGACTAAGTTAAACAACATAGAGGACAATGCAAATAACTACGTACTGCCTAAAGGAACACAGTCAGAACTAGGCGGTGTAATGGGTGACGGTTCTACATTTACCATTGATGAAAATGGTGTAGGTCACGCAGTAGGCGGTGGTGGCGGTGGAACTGCCGATTATGAAGCGTTGATAAACAAGCCGAAGTTAAATGATAAAGCGTTAATCGGAGATAAGCAGAGTGAGGAATACGGCATATTAAGACCGTATATCAAGGTAACTTCTGATGCAGGTTCTACAGTCACTATTACAAAAGGAACTGAAACAATCACATTAACGCAAGTATCGGGTTCATCTACAGAGTGGGAAGGACACCCTACTTCATACGGAACATGGACAGTTAAATCGGTACTGGCAGGAGCAGATGACGCAACTACCACAGTAACGGTTGATGCGGTTAAGACATATGCGGTTACAGTCAGCCACATATCAGCGACAATCACAGTTACCTATCCAGTAGGTTCTACATATTGCAAACTGTCAAAGGGTGCATTAGAGTACACGGCAACGCAGAATCCGCAGACTTTTACAGTACGTTCAATAGGTACTTGGAATATAGAGGTTGAATACAACGGAGTAGTCAAGACCGCAACGGCAATCATAAGTGCAGACGGAGATAGTCAGAGCGTAGCGGTTGAGTATGCGACTATCACAGTAAACTACGGCAACGACTTCAAGGGTAAGACAATCACTTGCACAGACGGAAATTTGACGTATACAAAGACCGCCCCTAGTGATGCAAGCACAGTATCATTCACCATTCCTACTACTGGAACGTGGGCGGTAAGTGCAACAGTAGGTGGAACACCTTATTCAGTATCGCAAGTAGTAAGTGCATACACGACATACACAGTTACATTAGAAGTATTCTCTGCCACAGTTACAATCACATTCCCTTATTCAAATGGTGCGACTTGTACTGTAAGTGACGGAGATACAACCTTAACGGCAACAGAAAGTCCTATGGCTTTCACTATACCGAATACTGGAACGTGGGTAGCGACTTGTACACTGGACGGACAGAGCAAGACGCAGAGTTTTGTGATAACGACAGACGGACAGACAGAATCACATACGTTTGAGTACGGCACAATAAATCTAACCTTTGACAATGAGTTTAGGGGATTGACGGTAACGTGTGCGAATGGTGGAACGGTAATCAGTAAGACCGCACCGATAAGCGGTAATACAATGGCTTTTTATCCACCTAGCACTGGCGAATGGATAATAAGTGCTACATATAGCGGAACACCTTATTCAACGAGTGCCACGGTGGTTAGTTTGTCTACTGCGGTTAGTGCGATATTACAGACATTACCAAACGGACAGACGGTATTGCCTACGGATGATATACAGACTTGGCTTAAGTGTGCAGGAATCAATAACAAGACTTCATATACAACACTTGCTGATGTATTGGGTGATAGCACTACATTGTTGGCTTTGATGAGTCACAACAATGCGGTTGATTATCTTGTTAGAAGTACAAGTTGGACTACGGCAAGCGGTTTAGTACCTACGATGACAAGCGACACTACTCCAAGTGGTGAGTGCTTTGCTTCAAGCGGAACTGCTTATAGTGCTTTTAATGGGGACACATCCAATTGGTGGGAGTGTAATTCATACCCTGCATACATTGGATATGATTTCAAATATCCAGTTAGAATATGCAAAATGACATACACGATAAGAAGTGGCAGAGAAACAAGGTCGCCTAAAGACTTTGTGGTTGAAGGTTTTAACGGAGTAAGTTGGGAATCTGTATATACTGGCGTAGGAACAGCGATTGGAACATCTACATTCACTTTTAGTAATACAAATTCTTATGAAAAGTATCGTATGTATGTAACAACTGATAATGGCGGTAATGAGTTAAATATTACCACATTACAGTTTTATGCTACCGCAGAAGTCGCAGGACTTTGCGACAACTCCACGGCAATGACCGACATAGGAGCGAATGATTATTGTGCAAATACTCTGTTAGCAGATGCTACTTGGTGTAGTGCGATATGCAATTCAACGTACTTTGAGAGTGTGCTGACAACTAAAGTGCCGACTATGACAAGTAACACGACTCCGAGTGGTGTTGCTAGTGCTAGTAATGTTGCATCGGGGCATCAGCCTTATTTAGCCTTTGACGGAAATAACTCAACTTATGCGGCTATAACTAATGCGGTCGCAGAATATTTCCAATATCAATTCACGACAACAGTTAAGGCTTTCATATTAGATTACTTATCACCCGATGAAAATGTATCAGAATGGAAAGTACAAGGCTCTAATGACAATAGTACATATACTGACATTCCGAATAGTGCATTTACAATGTCAACTACAATGTCAAGGGTAGTGATGAATAACGATACGGCGTATCAGTATTACAGAATTACAGTAACAAAGAAACACCCTTCATATAATGGTTTGGGTGCATATACATTACAGTTATATGGCAGATAAGGAGAGAAAAAATGATAACAATAGAACAGAGATTATCAAACCTAGAAAACCTAGTGAATTATCTGTCAAAGCAGATAACGGATATGAAGCAGTATTCCGATGCGGATATGGCAGGAGCAAGGCAGGGCATTAGCGATGTCACACCTACCACCTACACAAAGACCGCATATATCGGTGATACAGAGGTGGTATTCACAGATGTACCGAGTGGTAATCTTACAGTATTTACAGACAATCTGATTGCATACAGTATGGCAAAGGATAACGACAGAGTAATTGTATCGTTTGAGCCTTTGACCGAAGTAACAAATATCACAATATCAATAGTTTAAGGAGGACTAGATATGGCTTATTATGTTTTAACTATCGAGCAGATTAAGGGAGAATCAGAGGGTACTTACAATGAGTACGCAGGAGTTAAGAAGTACGCAGACCAGCAGAGCGCAGAGGTGTATTTCTACACAAGATGTTCCGAGATTGCCAACGCAATAGGCAAGACTCATATTTATGGACATCTTAAGATTATGAATAGCCTTGGTGGAGTTATCAAGCAGGACACCATAGGAGCATATAGTCTATATGAGGAGTAATATGCTACAAGACTTAACACTGATAGGTATAGGGTTAGTTGATACAATGCTGATACTAGCCTTATACGTTATTGAGAAAATATGAATTGTATAGGTGGCGGAATAGGTAAACGCTTATCAGTTAGAGAGTAAGATGATTACAGATGTCTCTCGATATCATCATGTAAGGTGCGAATCCTTACCCTATACAATTTATGAGGGAAGATTATGAACGAATCAGATAAAAGAATAATATATTATCTTCGTGAGATGTTCAGATACTATTATTCCTTAATTGATTTAGAGGACACACTATGAAATGGTTAATCGGCTTATTCCTAGTGGCATTTGCAATAGTCGGTGGTTTACTTATCGCAGGACTTATTGCTTTTTCTATTGCCTTGGATGAATGGAGCGACAATGAAAAGTAATAAGAATCGCAGAAAGATAAGCACTCTTGATAGGGTGCTATTATTTTGCGCAATTTCAATCTTAGTATTCACAATCATTATGATTGTACTGTTCTGTATTTTCCAATCTGTACCCGATACCTTAATCGTATCGTTCTTCACAGTTTTTACTGGAGAGGGTTGCATATGTTGGAGAATATGGGCAAAGAAAAAGGGGTTATCCCTTAATGACAATGGTACTGAGTCTTAATTGACTTAATACATCTCCTTTCTGATAGGCGGTATCACTTTGCTAGTGGAGTGGTATCGCCTTACAACTATATTCTTTCGGAGGGCATTATGGACACAAAATTATTTATGACAATCGCAATGGCAATCATCTCTATCGCAGGAGCACTCGTTTCGGCTTACGTTATCCCTTGGATTAAGGCTAACGTATCTGCAAAGGACTTGGAAACTATTACCTTTTGGGTACGTTTCGCAGTACGTTGTGCAGACCAACTCTTTACACCCGAACAGTGGGAACAGAAGAAGCAGTACGTTATGCAGTACATCATAGACAAGGTTGCTTCTCTTGGTCTTAAGTTGACCGAGGAAGATATTAACACACTTATTGAAGCGAGCGTCAATAGCATACACCACGGAGGGGAAGAATAAATGGATTCAGAGATAATAACCGCACTTATATCAGGCATTACCACATTGTTAGTTGCTATCGGCACTTGGCTTGTGACCGCTAAAAAGGACAGAGCCGAAAACAAAGAGTTTTTAATGAAAAGTATCAATGAGGTAAAGGACGATATTACTGGCATCAATGCCAATGTTCAGCAACATATCGCAATCATTGACCTTAAGATTGACGAACTATCCAACAGAGTCGAAAAGCACAACAATGTGATTGAGCGTACCTATGCTCTTGAAAAAGCAATGGGTATTCTCGAAAATAGGGAATCCGTTTCAGAGCATCGGTTGGCTGATTTAGAACACAAGGGGTAAGGATCATGAGAATCGGACACGCTTCTATTGATGAACATAATAAGATAAGCGGTGGCAATGCGGGCGACCAAACTGGCAAAGAAGTATGTATTCGCTCTTACTACGATAAGAACTGGAATTTCGTACTTCGTCCTAGGAATCCCGACATAGCGGAAAAAACCGCAAAGGCTTGTGAGTCTATGTGCAATAACAATCATATAGGTTACGACCAAAATCAAAGGAACACATTACTCACATTATTAGAATCACTTAAGTGGGATTACACGAAGATAACACAGAATACGGAATGTGATTGTTCTTCATTTATGACCGCTTGCGCTTTATGCGGTGGTGCAAAAATCAAGTACAAGGGCAATGCTCCTACTACTAGAACTATGGTAGCCAAGTTTAAGGAATCGGGGTATTACGAAGCAATACGCTTTACTAATCCGAAACATACTGGACTTAAACGTGGTGACATCCTAGTAAGAGAAGGTAGCCACACGGTTATGGTTCTTGATGATTATGCACCGACAAATTCAATTACAGACAATAAACCGACTATCAAACTTGGCGATAAGAACGATTGGGTTACTATCGCACAAGGTAGGTTAGTTGTTAAAGGATATAAATTAGAGGTTGACGGTGACTTCGGACAGAAAACTAGACAAGCCGTTATCCAGTATCAAAAGGACAATGGCCTTGTTGCAGACGGAATTATAGGTTCTAAAACTTGGGCAAAGTTATATTCATAGGAGGGAATTAAAATGGCTGATAACAAATTAGGAAGTACAAAAGGTTTTGGAAGCATCCGGGAGCAGGTAGCAACACTACCCAATAGAGGTTATGATTCAACAACATCGTATAATCATGTGAATAATGCTAATTCTATTCAGATACAAGCTCCTGAAACCAAGGCAACACCTGCGGCAAGTAGCGGTAGAGGTTCATCAGGTAGTTCGTCAGGATCTTCTGTATCTTATTCGGGCGGTATGGGTGATTATCTTTCGGCTTTATATGCGCAGAGGCAGGCCGCCGCAGAAGAAGCTTACAACAGAGCAATGGGATTGTTGGATGATGCCTATGGTAAGGCCGCAAACAGATACGGCAATATATATAATAGTGGCGTAGATCAGTTGAATAAGTCTTATGACAATTCGCTTAATAAGATAAACGACAACGCTAAACAGTCTATGCAGGAAGCTTACATAAACAAGATGCTTTCTATGAAGAATCTTTCTCAGCAGTTGGCGGCTCAGGGTATAAGTGGTGGTGCATCTGAATCAGCAACGGCAGGACTTATAAACAACTACGGTAATGCAAGAAACGGCATACAGAAAACTTGGGACACTAATAGAAATGACCTTGAGATGAGCTATGGCAATAACCTTGCAGACCTTTACAATGCTTATCAATCACAGATGGCTAATCTTGAACAGTCATTGCAGGCACAGAGGGTGAACCTTCTTAATAACCTCAATAATCAGATAGCAAGCGTAGGTGATGATTACTTCTCTGCATTAGCAAGCAATCCGTCATTACTGCAGGCCGCTATGAGTCAGGCAGTAGGAAACCTTAATGCTTACACTCCTGAAGAAACTGTAGCAACTAACACCTTCAATCCGGCAAATACGACTCAGGTAAATGATATGGGTGATACAAAGACTCGTTGGGCGGAAGAAGAGTGGAAAAAGCAGCAGAACACAAACAGAGCAGTGAGGGCGTTAAATCAGCTTATGGCAGACAACGACTTTACTAATGTTCTTGGATATCTTAACAAAGGTATGAACACAGACGCTATTTACAATGCACTCGGCTATTAAAAATTATATCCCCTCTATCAATAGTGGTAGGGGGGATTTTTTAGGAGAATAACATGGCTTTTTCGAGAGAAGAAATAGATAGAATTGCAAAGTGGTGGAATAACGGCAAGCAACTTGTTCAGAATGAAATGCAGAAACAAAGCATGCCGGCACCGAAGTATGGAAATACTATACCTAAACTTGAAACATTAAGACGTTCACAAATTATGCAGGGGACAGATCCGGCATCAATGTCAATCAAAGCGGCGCAGTCACAAGACCTTAAGGCTATAGATAGAAGAAATCTTGACAGAAAACAAGAAGCAAGACTTAAAAAGCAGATCAAGCAGGAGAATCAGATTAGGCAGGAAAGGGCAAAAGAGCTTAACAATGTTTCAAAGAACCTTGGTGCTAATGATATTGCACGTTACAATAGGCAGTTTTCGCTTGATAAGCCCATGCAAGACATTGACATGGATAAATTAAGGCAGGCACAGTATAACAAGGCTAGAAACGACAAAAAAATGGCAGAAATGGAAGCCGATAGAAAAGCCGAAGCCGATGCACGTAAGTCAGCTAATAGGAAGAGAGTCGAGTCAGAGGTTAAATCTTTACAGTCAAAGGGCGATATGAGGACTATGCAGGAAGATGAACGCCTTAACTTCTTGCTAGAAAGCGCAGATAAGCGTGGAATGGTAAACAAAAAGAATCCTTATCTTGTATCAAGAGATAGATACGACTCACTTATGCAGAGTGGCAGACTTGCCAACGATATCGAACCGCTTGCTATGGCATTATCTAACGGAAGTGGTGCGCAGATGGCAGGCACTAGGCAGATATTAAGCAAGGGCTATAATTCTGTAGATGATTATATAGACCAGTTATCAAAGAGATACGAACTTACACCGGACGAAGTAAGAGATGTAGTTAAGACATACAATGCAGACAGATTAAATAAGCAGGAAGAGCAGGAATATAATGCGCTTTATAATTATGGCCAAGAACATCCGGCAAAAGGTAGTGCATTGTCTGTACTTGCGGCACCGGCAGCAGGCGTTGAGGGTTGGTACAATACCGCCGCTAACGCTATTACTGGTGATGATCGTAACCAGTCGGCTATATTCTCTAATATAACTAATGCGCCTAAAGAGGGTGTGTTAGATACAATAGACAGTAATGCAGGCAAGATGTTTTATAACATAGGCGTTGGTGGTGCAGGTTTAGCACTCAATGCTAAGGGTGGACTTGGTGCTATTGCCGCTATGGGTGGTAATGCATCCAATGAGGCTATGAACGCTGCAATAGAAAGAGGCGTTGCTCCTGAAAAGGCCGCACAACTTGGTATGTTGGCAGGCGCAGCAGATACGGCATTTAACGCACAAGGATTCAATGCTATTGATGATGCGCTTAAAACAGAAACAGTAAAGACGGTTAAAGACTTCTTTAAGAATGTTGCGGTTGGTGCCGGAACAGAAGCAGCAGAGAATGTTGCGCAGGATATTACTGAAACAGTTGCAGACGAGATTCTTAACAGAGAACAGTCTGAATTGCGCACAACCTATCAGAATTATGTAAACAATGGAGATTCACCCGAAGATGCTTTTAGAAAAACTACTCTTGACTATGCAGGTCAATTAGCAACTTCTGCAGGAACCGGTGCAATAGCCGGTGGATTGTTTAGTGCCGGTGAAATGGGTACTAATGCGCTTGCAGGCGAGGTCGCAGCACGTAAACTGAAAAAGCATTTTGATCGTAAGGGTGAGATTGTTCAGGAGAGAGTTGACGAATATAAGAGGATTCAGCAGGCACAAGCAGATAGAGCTAATCAGGAACGTATAGAAAACTGGATAGCCAACAATACGGATGAAGCAAGACCGTTGCCTGAAATCAATAACAATGTTGATGTTGATAATATCGACTGGGGCAGAGGCGAAGTGCCTAGAGTAGGCGAAGCACCGTCACTTATAGCAGATAATTCAACTAACACGGTCAATAACAATGATGCGGTGACTAACACAGTCAATGAACCTACAGTTGAAGCACCTACTGCAGAAGATGTAGGAAGTGCGAAAAACAGAGCTTATCAGAGATACAATGACTTAAGGAAACTTATAGATAACAGACGTTTATCTAAGGTTAAGTTTGATAATGACGCAGACGCAAAGGCTTATGATGCTGCACGTAAGGATCTGTTTAGAGCAGTAAGCGAATATTCTAACGCCATTGAGAACGCAAAGTCAGATGCAGATATCCTTAACGCAACACAGAGAGTAGAAGATGCAAACCGTGCATTGAACGAAGCCGGTAAGAAGGGTTATGTCAATGATAAGGCTAATCAGAATGAATTGCGCAAGATTAAAAAGGACTTCTACGAAAAAACTAAGGGTACAGTAATCAATATTCCTGCAGAAATGCGTGGAGAAGCTGGACTTAAGGATAAGACTATGAGGATGCTTAATAGTGCATTGTCTACCCTTGGTGGTAACGACCATATTAAGTTTTCAAGCAAGGGTGGCACTCCTATTGATACCGTATGGAATGAACTTGTATCGGCTAGTGGAAACGCTTTAGATATAAACACTTCCAATAATGCAGACATGGTAGCACAACTTCTTGATTATGTAGAGGGACTTAAGGTTGACGGTAAGGGCGTTGAGCGTGTTCCGGCTAATACATATGACTATGCCGGTGACGACTTGTTTGATGCTATCAATCAGATAAATACCGAATCGTCAAATAGAGTAAATAATCTTATTCCTACTAATGAAGTAAATAATCCTGCACAAACTGAATCAAAATCCAATAAGGTTATGGCAGAGGATATCGGACTTAACAATAAACCCGAAGAGAATAACATTAGTTATACTATCGAGGCAGAACCGGAACCTAAGAATCCCTATGTGGAAGAAGGACAGTCGCAGTTCGTAACAAAGACCGCAGTAAACGCAGGAATCCTTAATGGCGAACAGATAAAGAATGATCCGGTTATTCAGGATATAGCAAATAAGGATAGACACAGTAACAAGCAGACGTTTGATGCGGCTATGTCAATCGCAGAAAAAGAGGGCGATCAGTGGGCAGAGGATGTAATAAGTGGTAAGCGTGTTCTCGGTGGAGAAAAAGAAAACTCTGACCTTGATTTTGATACTGGAATGATTGTGCTTCAGGACTTAGATTATCAGATTGATAAAGCCACTAACGATGCACAAAGACAGTTATTGACTGCAAAGAAAAATGCTTTATTAGCAAGGATGACTGAGTTCTCAAGTAATGCCGGACGTACATTGCAGGCTCACGTTAAGTGGAACAATACTGCAGATGGTGCAATTATCAACGGTAGTAAGATGCTTGGCGATCAAACAAAAGCGTGGAAAACACGCAACAAAAAGAAAACGGCTATGAATGGCCGTGTAGCAGAAGCACTTGGAAAACTTAAAAGCGGTGACTTTAAGCAGAATAACACTGAAAAAGTGGAATTATCGCATGAGCAAATAAAAGAAGAAATTAAAAATGTTCTGCATAAAGAATTTAAGAACGCAAAGAAAATATTTAGTGATGCAGACATTGACTATCTCGCAACGCTTGCTGCAGACAAATCCATTTCATTATGGCAAATTGCAGATGAGATAGATCACAAAATCAAACATGGTAAGTTCTATACTATTGATGAGTCAATTCCTATAAAGAAGAAGATGTCTAGTCAACTAGCCAATGTTCTTAGGAATATGGGCAATGATAGTCTTAAGGAAGCAAACAAGCCTCTTGATAACGGCTATCCCAAAAAGAGTCACGCAACAATCGTTGAGGAAGTACGTAATACATTAGAAACTGAATACGCAGGACTAGGTTTAGATACGCCTGAAGATATTGAGTTTATTGCGACAATGATTGAAAATAGCGTTCCTTCTTGGCAAATAGAGGACGAAATTCAGCACAGACTTCTCCACGGTGAATGGTATGAGATGACAGAGGATGCGGTTAAGAATCTGCCTAAGATGGGTGCATTATCCAATATGCTTGATAGAATATCCGGTATTGATATTCCGAAAGCAGAGAAGGTTCCTGATACTTATGAACAGATTTTAGAAAAGGTTAAGAATACATTTGCCGATGATAGCAGTTCATTTGAAGGAAACTTTAATGATAGTGATTATGAGTTCATTGCCAGGATGTTCTATGAAGGTTTACCGAAATGGCAGATTGAAGATGAGTTACGGCATAGATTAGAACATGGTGAGTTTTATGAAATAACAGAAGATGGAACAGTTAAAACACCTACTAATCAGAAGTTAATGAACGCACTTGAAGGACTTATTGAGCGTGAGCCTACACCTGAGAAAGAGCCTAAGACATTCGCACAGATCAGAGAAGAAGTAAAGAATACTCTTGATAAGGAGTCTGCAAGTTTTGGTCGTGACTACAACGACAGTGACATTGATTATCTTGCTAATCTTATTCAGCAGGGCGCAACAAAGTCAGAGCTTGAAAATGCGCTTAATATGAAGATGGCTACTGGCACATTCGGTATTTCTGCAGAAACACAAGCAAAGGTCAACGACTTGTATAAGTATATGTCAACGCTAGATCCTGAAAGCAGATATTACTATGATGCACAGATGGAAGCGTTCAGACTAATTGCTAACGAATCCGCAGGCGCAGCAAGTGCTATTGAGAAATATGATGCGTGGCGTTATCTTGCTATGTTGGGAAATCCCAAGACAATGATACGTAACTGGTTCGGAAATAAGTTGTTCTCAGGTTTAACTGGTTTCTCTAATACTGTATCAGCAATGGGTGAGGGTGCTTTCGATTTAGCTGCCAAGGCAAGAGGCAAAGAAGGTTTATACGGCGGTAGAACAAAAGCCGTACTTAATCCGTTCAATTCAGCAGATAAATTGATGATTAAGGCAGGCCGTGACTATTTTAACAACAAGGCTTATGTGAGTGGTGCCGGAACAAAGTATAAAGATATGAAATCCGGCATAAGAGATGCAAAGAGTGTATTTGATAATAGATGGGTACAACTCTATGAAGAACTTACAACAAAGGGAATAAGTGATACAAAGGCCGTTCAGAAAAAGTTTGCTACGTCCCTTGCAGGATATATGAAAGCTAACAATATGACGCTTGGTGATATGGATAGAGTATATCTGTATGACCATCTTATGCGTACAAAGAATAAGCGTGCTTTAACAGACGCAGAATCGGCAGAGCTTGAAAGACTTAAGCCAGTTGCAGAGAAGATGCAGGAGGCACGTGATTATGCACTTAAGCAGGCAGAGTATGCAACATTCCATGAAGACAATGTTATTGCAGACCTACTTACAAAGCATACAAGGGATTGGATAGACAGTGATAATCCGCTTGCAAAGGTAGCGGGATACGCAATAGAAGGTACAGTACCCTTTAAGAAAACGCCTGCAAATATAGTTAGAAGTGGATGGGAATACAGTCCGTTTGGAATAGTCAATGCACTTGGTAAGTCTACAAAAATGTTCTCTGAAACAAAGGGCAAGCGTGCAGATTATGAAGATACTTACGAGGTTCAGACACGCAAAGGCACGAAAGAAGTCCATAAGACACTTGCAAATGAAGTGATTGATAGTTGGAGTAAAACCTTTACCGGTGATGCTATGATGGCACTCGGATATTGGTTATTCAATAAGGGTGTTCTGAATAATAGTAACAAGGATGAGAAGTATCAAGACCAGTTAGAGGGTATACAGAATTACTCAATGACTATAGGCAATCATACCTATACTATTGACTGGGCGGCACCGGCAGTAATGCCCCTTCTTATGGGCGCAGAGATAGCCAAAATAAATCAGTCAAAGGGCGTACCGGACGAAGAGTTTTACAATCGTTCTGCAGAATATTGGGAAGCGGCTAACAGAATATTTGATCCTATAGTCGAAACCTCAATGATGCAGGGCGTAAAAGACTCAATCGAAACTGCAGCTAATGCGGCTAGGTTTAACGAGAATTTAAGCATCCCTGCTTTATTGTTATACAATTCGCTTACCGGTTATGCTACGCAGGGTATTCCTACAGTATCAGGACAGTTAGCAAGAACAGTTGATAATACAAGGCGTTCTACTTATGCACAGAATGAAGAAACGCTTGGTGTGCTTGAAAAACAAAGCCGTAAGATATTGAATAAGATACCGGGATTATCATATCTCAATGAACCTTATTATGATACATACGGCAGAACGCAGAGCAATAGTCCGTTTGAATACCAAAGCGGTCAGCCTATAAGGAATATCGGAAGATTCATAGGCAATGCCGGTTATCAGTTTGGAAGTCCTAGTTACGTACAGAGAATCAATACCACTGATGCGGATGCTATGACAAGGGAAGTTTATAACGATCCTGATGCAAAGAATCCTAAAGTATTTGGGCAATGGCCTTCAAGTAAGAAGATAAACGGTGAAAGAATATCAGCAAAGGATTATGCAGAGTATTCGCAGACAAGAGGTGAAACAGACTATGCAATCAGAGATGCGCTTGCAAATGATGATTGGTTTATGAATTTGCCTAACACAGAGAAAGCCGATATTCTTACTACGATTCCTGCACTTGCAGATAGAGTCGGTGAGGCTGAAATCAATCCTGATTTTGAAACATCTGATAAGGCTTATGCGGCTTTTGAAAGTGGCGGTATACCTAGTCTACTTGACTTTTATAAGGGTAAGAACGCAGATAAAACAACAGAGTCCATGACCGCAGACGCAGGATATTCTAAGAACTCTAATGCTTACAAGTCAATAAAAGAAGAAGTGGCAGCAGGCAACACAGAGGCAGCAGAACAGAAATTAACTGATTATGAAGTGTTAAAGCAGTCGTTTGATAAATCTCATGTATTATCTATTTACGATAATGCAAAGAAATACGATGAAAGCCTTACACCCGAACAGTTTACTTCTACATTCAAAGCAATAGACGCTTGTGGAACCGGCGATGAAAAGAGCAACCAGGGAATATCAAAGAAAGAGATAATTGCTTATCTTAATAAGAACAATATGAATGAAGAACAAGGCACGCAGATATTGTATATGTATGGCAAAATGACCGGCAGTAATGCGTGGACAGAAGTTCCACACCTTGAACAAGGAGTATGGAAATCAAAATGAGGGATCTGAAATTTGTATCAAATGCAGAAATTGCATACCTGATTGACTCTTATATTCATAGTGAGCGTGATAGAGCCTTAATGAAACGTAAAATGTGTGATGATATTCACTTTGAGCCTTTAGGTGAAGAGTTCCAACTATCAACCACACAAGTAAAGAGAATCTATAAGAAGCATAAGCAGACAATAGATGCGCTCTTATAAAGAAAGTACCTACTCATAGAAATATGGGTAGGTCTTTTTTTATGCCTAAAAATGGTACGAAAATGGTCTGAATAGGCTATCGAATACATATGTGTGTTTTCCTATTATATAGGTATGAAGAGTTTTGATGACATATTAGAAAAAGTATGCAACGACAAGCGTACTCATAACGTACCGGTTCTATATATCGTACAGATTGTATCAGTAATATTTGATCTATTCAGAATGGAGGACTTATGAATTATCCCTATTTACAGAATCTAATGATACCCCAAGGACAACCGCAAGAAGTAATAAAGGTAAACGGAAAAGGCGGAGTAGACGCTTATCAGATGTTACCTAATAGCAGTGCATTACTACTGGACACAACGGCATCTATTGTATGGCTAGTACAGACAGACGGAGCAGGATATAAGACTTCAACACCTTATGATATTACTCCACACCAGTCAGAAGAAGTCACACAGTATAAGTCACTAGAGGAACGTATAGCAAAGTTAGAGGAGTCAATCAATGCAAAATCCAATGTTAAGTCTACTACAAGGAAATCAGAGTCAGAATAATATTATGATGCAAGCGATCGGTGCGATGATGCGTGGTGAAAGCCCACAAGCGTTTATGCAGAACCTTGCAAAGTCAAATCCACAATTACAAGGACTTGACCTTAACAACCTTAATCAAACCGCAGAACAGTTATATCAGCAGAACGGACAAGATATAAACGCCGTTAAGAGCAAGATAAATCAGTTCATAGGCGGTCTTAAGTAAATCATACTTGCAAGATGATACATATAAAAACTAATAAGGAGGAAAACACAATGACAGAAAACAGTTCTTTTTTTGGTTCTGATTGGTTAGGAGCGTTCCTTATCATCGCAGTTCTGTTCGGTGGCTTCGGAGGCTTCGGCTTCGGTGGCAACGGTGCGGCAGTTGCAGATATAAATGGTGCGCTTGCCACGCAGAGTATTCAGCAGTCTTTAGGAGCACTTGGCTTAAGTTCTGCTAACAACAACTACGAAACAAGTAGGCTTATTGATAATCAGACAATGTATCTGATGAATCAGAATAACACCAACCTTGTAAATGCTATACAAGGATTTAACACTACTGCACAGACAATTACAAGTGGTTTTAATTCTGTTAATCAGAACATCGCTAACCTTGGTTACAAGATGGAAGAATGTTGTTGCGGTATTAAGACAATGCTTCTTGAAAATCGTTTGCAGGACACACAGATTGCATTACAGAACGAGCAGAACAAGGCTATCAATGCAGAACAGAGTGCTTATCTGTTAAGCGTTATGGGTAAGTGGGTTGCTAATGCGCCTGCCGCTGCCGGAGCGTAATGAGGTGGTTCTATGAAGGAAATTAAAAAGATTGCAGAGCAGATAGACGCTGAATTAGAAGATGCCGAGAAATATCTTAAGTGTGCTTACAAGCATAAGGAAGATAATCCGATACTAGCAGATATGTATTACAGTCTGTCTGTTGCAGAAATGGAGCACGTAACTATTCTCCATGATGCAAGTGTCAAACTAATCAACGACTATTCTGCAAAGGGTGAGATACCCGAAAGTATGCAGGCGGTTTACAATTATCTTCATGATCGTCACATCAAATGGGCAAGGAAGATAAAGTCACGCCAGGACGAGTATAAGCGGTAATAATTTTGGTACAATTTTGGTACAAATTTTTTATTAGTGTGCCTAATAACCGCATAAATACGCTATTGATTTTTGTGTACCAAGAAAAAATAAAAGAGCCTCGGAAGTCCGTATTTATCGGCTTTTCCAAGGCTTTTTTAGTACGCAGGGGGTGGGATTCGAACCCACTTCACCGACTCCTAAACCCCTTATATTCTCTATGTTTGTTGCTATCCGTGGTACATATTTGGTACACGTTTTTACAAAGGTGCAGAAAACATAGACTTTGCCACACGTTCTTGTTCTTGGGCATCATTCATTGAGTGGCGGTATACCCTTTTCATAACATTATCTGTTTTCCATCCACCGGCAGACATAATATCTGCATCCGACATTCCTATAGAGTGAGCGTATGATACATAGAAGTGTCTTAAGTCGTGGAACCTACAACGTGGCATACCGATCTTGTCTTGATAGCGGTGCATAACTTCTATTAAGGTGTTAGGATATCCCTTATATACATATCCTCTATTCTTTATTATCTCAACTATCTCTGACGGAACGTATACAGTACGTGTAGAAGCGGTAGTTTTTGTGCCTTTAAGGACGTATTTGCTATTCTCGTTAGCAACTATAGCCTTATTTATTACAACGCTATTATCGGCGAAATCTGAGGGGGTTAAGGCTATCACTTCTGAACGTCTTAAACCGAGGCATCCGAGTACGATACACGGATAGTAGTCGTGTTCTTTCATTGCCTCAAGTAATCGAACAATATCTTCTCGGTCAGGCACTACAACTTCGTGAGCTTTTTTCTGCGGTAATGTTGTATTGACTATCATAGTCGGTCTATACATCTTTATAGATGCCATCATCAACGCATGAAAGTTGCGTGTCGTTTTAGGGGAATGTGTTTCACTATACTCGTTGACCGCTTGTTGCAATTCTATTTGTGTCACATCATATACATTTATATTCATAAACCATTCGGGAGAATTGCGATATATAGCACGATATCCCTTAATGGAAGATGGTGAAAGCACATTGTCCTTGGATCTTATATAATCATCCACACAGACTCTTATTGTTTTGGGACTGCCTGGTGTTATATTCTGCAAGGCTTCAGCCATAAGAATAGTAGCCTCTTTTTGTGAAGGCTTGTGATCTACAGTAACAACGTGCAGCTTACCTTTATACTTTTGCCGGATGCGATACTTGTTGCCGTGTTTTTCAATCGTCATTCTTAATAACCTCTTGTCCGTGTGGACACTTCATAACCTTGGTGTATATTTCCTTTAGTTGCTTATCCTTTTCAAACACCGCTTCTAACAGTTGGTCTATAAGTGCGTCTTTACGGCTGTTTTGGTCTTTAAGAAAGTCTATACTTCTGCGACTCTGCTCACGTTCCTTATCCAGTTTTTCGTGATATTTAACCTTAGTATGGTCGAGTTCTGCTTCTAGTTCTTTTATCTTATCCGCTTTAATCTTAAGCATTATCTTAAGTCCTTGTGTATCAAGGTCATCATCTTCTTCTATGTTATCTATATCTAATAAAGCATTAGCAATGGGTTTAAGTGTGCCCTCAAACTTGAATATTAAATCTTCCGAACCTTCTGCAAACACCCTAGACAGAGTAGTTTTTGATACGTGTTCACCATTCTGTTCAGTACGTGTTTCTATTTCACCAAGGGATAATCTATCTCTTTCTTTTACTTCTTTTAGTTTTAATATTAAATCTCTGCTATTAGTCATATGTCACCTCGTTTCAGAAATGGAACAATAGTTTCAGATGTGTAACTTCTACTCTTATATTTCCTTTGCTACAATCAAATTAAGAAAGGAGTACGCCTATGATAAACAGACAAACAGTTAATATATTAAACCTCTATTTACAAGCAAGCGATGAAGTCAAGCAGGAAATAGAAGAATACTTTGTTGCTCTTGCTGATGACCGCAAGGAATCCGAAGATGAATAGTTTAGATATAACCGAGTTTATAAACCTATATATTAACGCCAGTGACGAAGTTAAGGTTTTGGTTGAGCAGACTTTAACATCAATTCAACCGCTTTCTGAACGTCAGGACTAGCTGCAAGGTATTTAGCATATAATTCAAGTGCCTTTGATTTATGCCGTGATTCTGTTTCTACTACAATAGATGGATCTCTTCCAAATAGATAATCAATCGACACATTAAATGTATCAGCAAGAGCTTCCTGCATCTCAAAGTCCGGTTGGCGTTTGCCTTGCTCATACATTCCTATACGACTCCGAGAAGTATTAAGTTTTTTCGCTAATGTTTCTTGTGTATATCCATTTTCTTCTCTTAATTCTTTAAGACGTAATCCGTATTTATTCATAACAAAACACCTCCTTCAAAAATATTATAACATAAATGACACAAAATGTGTTGACACGAATTGTGTCGTGTGGTAATATCGTTTCATGAGCCAAAGGAAAGGAGGTTTATATGGACGCAAAAGCAATAGGACAGAGGCTTGTTTCCCTAAGAGGAACACGCACGCAAGAAGAAGTCGCCAGGGCTATCGGTGCTAGTCTATCAGCTATTGGGATGTATGAACGTGGTGAAAGAATCCCACGTGATGAAATGAAATTAGCAATAGCAAAGTATTACGATACAACTGTGCAGGCTATTTTTTATGCCGATAAATGACACAATATGTGTCAGAAGGGAGCAAAGATGCGGAAGTTTGAAGATGCATTGAGATCCGTGCAAAACGATACCGTCCTTGATTTTTACAAGTTTCTTGAAGAGAAATGGAACGACACAGACGACAACGACTTGATTGAGAGGTTCAAAAATATGAGGACTGTCGCAGAGGTAGGACTGGCAATCGTAGCTTATGCACAGAGCAAGGAGTAAATATGCCAAGGATAAGAGAATTAAGACCTCAATACATGGCAAGTGATATCGGCAGCAGGATAGTGGGGTTGATGTTCAAAAATAAGGTTAGTCAGACTGCATTAGCCAGGGAATTAGGCATAACACAAGGCGGTTTGCACTACAAACTAATGAACAATTCATTCACCTACAAAGACTTGATAATCATTTTCAATGTGGCAAGGCAACGGATGAAGAGATTTTGGAGCTAATGAAAGTATGAGGGAAATAAGACTTAACGCAAAAGAACATAGCCGGTTCCTTGAAGTTATGGAACAGAAGATGAGCGAGCAGGATTTATCCATTGAGGATCTAGCGGAAAGAATAGGTGTAAAGAAACAGAGCATATATAACTTCCGAACAGATACCAGTAGAAATCCAAGCAAGTTCCTCGCAGCAAAGATAGCAAACCTATTAGGACTAACACCGAAGGATTGGAGATGAGATGAAATACTTTGAAAAGATTGGATTTATATTATGCCTACTTGGTTTTGGTGGAATGGCAGAAGCATACGGATTTAATAAGTCGTTTGCAATAAGTCTGACACTGATTATAGCCGGAGCAATTTTGATAGGGATTGGAGATATGAGCAATGATATCAAGACTTATAAGAGGAACAATCGTTGTGATAGCAACGTCCTTGATCGGCTTTACTTCCTACGCAGATAGTCAACCGACATTGATACCTATGCACGCAACGGCATATTGCTTAGACGGAATAACCGCAAGTGGTAAGCCAGTAAGAAAAGGAATATGTGCATCAGGACATAAAGACTGGATAGGCAAGACCGTGGTTGTATATCAGAGGCTACCCGGTGATGAAGTCGGAAAACTAATCGGAATATATGAGATAGAAGATACTGGCTGCAAAGAATCTGTATTGGATATATGGATGCCGGACTTGGATGAATGTCAAGACTTTATGAACACCGTATATGAGGACGGATGCAAAGGCAAGGTGTATGCGCAGATAATCACGGCAGCAGGATAGGAGTAAAGCAATGGCAAATAGTTATTACTTACAGACATACGGAGAATTTGCAAAGAAAGAACAATCCGTACTGGATGAGGGAAGATACCGCAATAAGTACGCAAAGAAGTGGTATGAAGCGGTGAACAGACTAAAAGAAAGTGGAGTTGATTTAAGCAAAATCAAATTGGTAGAGAAGAGATGAACAAAAGCATTATGGATTATGGCTATGCTAATTCACCTGCGAAAGTGCGCAAGGCATTTCATTCAATGATGAGCAGAGCCAAGAACAGAGATCGGATAGCGCAAGCAAAATTTGAGGAGCCACCATATTATATGCGCTTCTTGGATAGTTGGACAACAAGAAAGGAGGAGTACACGAATGAGTCCGATGGAATTAGAGGAATTTACGAATCGAGTAACGGCTATGTCAGAGGAACAGATGCAGATTGCGGTGCAGATTTTGCCCGACACGATGCTTTGGAATGAGCTGATAAGACGTTATTACGACGACAAAGACGGATTAGAAAGAGTTAAGGAAGCACTCACGCTACCAACACAAGCACTTCCTTAAAAGGATTCCTATCTATCCGTAACTTTATTGTATCACATGAAGGGAGATTAAACAAATGACAGACATAGAGAAGTTGGAAATAAAGAAACATGTAGAGAAGATGATGATGTTACAAACACAGATGCGTTTTGT